TGCGTTTGCCACCTTGCGCGCGAGGCGCAACGTGACGTCATCCCGTGCCGCGAGCGAGTCGAGGTTCGAGAGCGTGAGGACGGCCTCGTGCAGGCGCTGGCCGGTCGTGGCGAGGTGCGTATCGTTCACTTCTTGCTCGGTCGCGAACGCCTTCGTTTCGACGTCCTGCGTGTCGGTGTCGGGCGTGATCGCCGCGAGCCGAACGCCCCAGGTCACCCCGCCGGTGGTCGCAGTGTCCGCGTACCAGCGAATCCGCACCGTGAGGTTCCCGCTCGCGTAGTTGCGGGCAACGAACCGGAAAAAGACCGCTTCTTCAGTCGTGGCGTCGAACGCCAGCGACGACACCGCAAAGTTGGTGCCCGAAACCGACTTGTACTGTGCGTAGTTGGTTGCGGGGTAGCCGGCCGCTTCCGGCGGGATCAGCAGCGACTCGACCGCGATGCGCGCTTCGGCCTGCGTCGCTGCCGGCGTGTAAGCGTTCACGGCGGTGCCCACAGCCAGGCGCGCCTCGTCTGTGATCAGGTACACCTCGCCCGCGGCAAGGGTCGAGGCGGTTTTCGCCGCCTCAATCTGTGCGCGGGTGCCGCGCTTAACTCGAATGCTCGGCACAGGTCAGCTCAGAACGTCCCGCAGTCCACATTCCCGACATCGAGCGTGACGTGCGTATTCCCGGCCGCCTTGGTCCACGCCATCGCGCTGGACATGCGGATAACGCCGTCGGTGCCGTCCGTCCCCCAGATATAGCCCGCGGTGCCGCCCGACACGACCGCCACCAGTTCATCAGTCGACGACGCCGGAATATTCAGCGCGGTTTTAAACGCGTTGAAAGTGATCTTCTTTTCCTTTTGGGCTGCGGCCTCGCTCGCGTCGTGGATCAGCACCAGGTCGGCCGCGCCGTCGATGCTCGCCAGCGTCGTGAGGTCATCGACCGCCGGGACAATCGGTAGCTTCGTTGTGGTGCCAGTCGCGACGTGCAGGGTGCCGCGGTCCGTCGTGAACAGAGGCTCGCCGGCAAGCATCGAGGCGGTCGGGAGGTTGGCCTTGAGGCCGCGCTTGAGTTGTAGTCTCGGCATATGTATCTCCTAAAATTCGCCGCCGTCGATGTACTGCAGCTCCAGATTCTGGCGCGCCTCGGTGCGCGCCTGGCTCGTGGTGAACTCACCGAGGCGAGCCGAAACGTGGAGGAAGTCGGACGCCTCAACCACGCCGGCGCCGGGCGGCCCTTGCGGACCCGGCGCGCGGACGACGACGCTCGCGCCGTTGTCCCCGACCTGCACCGTGGTCGAAAGGTCGATCAGCGCGACGCGCGGACCGCTGTCCGCCACCGTCACCGCGCAGGCGCCGCCGCCCACCAGTACGGTCACCTGGTGACCTCGGCGCGGACCACGAACGAGCCCTCGATCAGGCGCACGACGCGTGCGCCCGTCACCAGCTCGAGGTCGTAGACGTATTCGCCCGCAGCGACCGCCGCGGTGTCGATCGCGGGCACGGTGAGCGCCACGGTCCCAGCAGCACCGCCGAGCGTGATGCGCCCGTTTTCGGTGGTCAGGGTCAGCGCCGCCGTCGCCGCCGTCACCTCGGTGCGCACCTGCATCCGCGCGGTGTAGCCCGAAAGGTTGACCGCGGCGCCGTCGCTGTCCAGGTAGGTCAGCGAGACCTCGAGCGTGGCGCCCTGGTCGCACACGATGCAGTGAAACCCGGCCATGCGTTGTCCTCGTGAATTCGTGTCAGGTCGCGCGCGACTTGCGGCTCGGCCTTGACGTTGTCCGCGCGGGTTCCGGCGCGCTGTGCGCTGCCTGAGTCTCCCGCGCCTCTACCGGATGAGAAGCGCCGGCGATTGCCGCCCACCCCTCGTCCATCGCGACGCGCAGCAGTTCGCCGTCGTCGCACTCGATCACCTGGCCGGCCGTGTATGCCACGACGTCGGTCCCGCGGTGAGCGAACAGAAAGTCTTTCGTGATTCTGAGTTTCATGCGTGAGAGTCGGCGACGAGGGGCGCCCGCTTTCGCGAAACGCTCCCCGCCGCCGCCGCTTTCCTCAGCTCACCGAGAACTTCGCGATCTTGATCGCGTCGCTGTCGAGAACCATGCCGCCCACCCGCTTCGTGGTGTAGAACCCGACATAGGGCTTGTTGCTGAACGGGTCACGCAGCGTGCGAATCCCGACCCGGTCCACGATGCAGTAGCCGGCGCGGAAGTTGCCGAACGCGATGGAAAGCGAGTTCGCCGCCTTCGCGGGCATGTCCTCGGCCTCGACCACGGCGTAACCCGCGAGCGAGGACGGCTGCCCGGCCTGCAGGCTGGGTTCCCACAGGTAGCGGCCCTGCCCGTCCTTGAACGCGCGCATCTCGCCGAGCACCGCCTTATTCATCATCCAAACCGCACCGGCGCGATGGCCGGCCTTCAGCTTGTAGATGATGGAATAGACCAGGTCGGCCTTGTTGCTGGCGGCGAAGTCCGCCGACACGCCGGTGGCGATGTGCTCGAGCACACCATCCGAGCGCGAGGCGTCCGCGGTCGCGGCGGTCGTGTAGTTGAGGAAGCCCTTCGGCTTGCTCGAACCATCGCCCGACACGAATGCGGCCGCTTCGGCACGCGCGAACTCGACGGCGACCGACTCCGCGAGCCACTGCTCGACGTTGAAGAACACGTCGTCGAGCGACCACTGGGTGGCCTGCGGGTTCGCGTACACCTCGCCCATGAACGCAGCGCGTTCTGCGAGCTGCGCGGTGTTGGTCGCGGTGCGCGCGGCCGTTTCACCGACCCAGCCCGAGGCGGTGCCGCGGATGTCGATCAGGCGCTTGTAGTCGTTGGTGGAGACCGAGACGACGGTCGCCACGGAGCGGACCGGCGAGATGTCGATCAGGCGCGCCTGCACGTCCGAGGCGATTTCCTCCGGCAGCGCAAAGCCACCGTCGGCGTTCACGGCGAGCTGCACCGCCTTGCGCTCGAGATCAGCCAGGCCGGTCTCGTTGCCCTTGCGGACAAACGACATGAAGCCCGCCTTGTGCTCGGCCTTCGCGGGGTCCACGCCGGCGTCGCCCGACAGCCCGGCGCGGCCGGCCTTGGTGGCGGCCAGCTCGGCGGCCTTCTTGGCAGCCTCGGCCTTGTCGATCGCGTCGTTCACCTTGTCGAGCATTTCCTTGCGCTCGGCCTCGGTGCGCGACTTGGTGATGGCGTCGGCGCCCTTGAAGTCGTCCCAGGCCTTTGAGAGCCCCTCGACGGTTGACTTGATTTCGGTGGTCATAAAATCGAACTCCTGAAATGAAAAACCCGGCGCGAGGCCGGGTCGGAAATGAAAAAGCCACCGCTCGGTGGCTTGTTTTCGTGGCGCTGGTTGCGCGAATCAGCCCTGCGTGAACCTCACGCGGAGCGCTTCGATCGCGGCCAGCAGATCAGCATCGACACCCGAAGCGGCAGGCTCCCCCTGCGTCGCGAGCGGATCGGCGGCAGGCTCCCCCTGCGTCGCCTTGAACCCTTGTTTTGCGATGGACTCCGCAGCACCGCGGGGAACCCCGGCGGCGCGCAGGAACGTCTCGAAGTCGCGCACGGTCTGCACGCCCGCCCAGGCGGACTTCGCGCTCGTGATGCGCGCGGCCTCGTTGGCGGGGAAAGTCACCGGCGACACCTCCCACAGTTCCAGCTCGTGGAGCGAGCGCAGCCCGGACTGCTCATCGAACGACGAGCGGACGGTGCGGTAACCGATCGACAGCCCGGAGAGTGCGCCGAGCTTGATCAGCTCGAGCGCCTCGCGTCCGCGCTGGGTGCCGAGCGCAAGCTGGCCCTTGACCACGAGCCCGCGCTTGTCCTCGCGCATCTCGGTCCAGACCCCGATCGGCTCGTCCGCGCTGTGCTGCCAGAGCATCGCGGGCAGGCGCGCGGACGACTTGAGCGTGGCATCGAAGGCGCCGGCGACGACGATGTCGCCGTAGCTGTCGACGTTGCCGAACACCGAGCCGTAGCCCTCGATCACGCCTTCAGCGCTGGCCTTGATCTCGGCGGCGACCCGCATCTGCTTTGATTCCATCTCGATCACCTCGTGCTCTCCTCGGCGCCCGACTGCGGATCAGACCCGGCCGGTCGCATGTTCATGGGCTCCAGGTACACGTCGCCGTTCGGGACCGCGTTCATGTTCTCCAGCGAGCGGATGTCGTTTGCCGACAGCCAGCCGTTCGTTCTGCCGATCGCATAGGCGTCGTATCGGCTCTTGATATCGCCGCGCAGCAGTCCCTCGACCGAGTGCTCTGGGTAGTACACAGCCGGCACGGTGAACAGTGCGCGGGACAGCGCCTGCTCCCACCTCACCAGCCAGGGGCGGATGCAGTGCGTCACAAACTCGATGCCCTGGTGCTCGATGTTCGAGAACGTCGCGCGTGACAGATCCCCGATCATGTGAGGCGGCACGCGGAACACGCCGGCGATCTCGGAGCGCTGGAACTGCCGCGTTTCGAGGAACTGCGAGTCGTCTGCCGACAAGGACAGCCGCTCGATCTTCATGCCCTCTTCGAGCAGCGCCGTGCTGCGTGCGTTGCCGCTGCCGCCATAGGCTTGATTCCATGAGGACTTCAAGCGCTCGGCCGCTTCCTTTGAGAGCTTCGCCGGGTGAGAAAGGACCACGCCCGGCGTGGCGTCGTTTCGGTAGAAGCGGCCGGCGTATTCCTGCGTCGCTATCGACACGCCGATCGTCTCGCGCGCGTCCTCGAGCACAGATCGGCCGGTGATCCCGTCGGCGGAGAGGCCGCGGACGTGCAGCATGTCCTCGGCCTGGATCACCCGCACGCCCTTGTCGGTGCGGAGCTGGTACTCCAGCGCCATGTCGGCGCGCTGCTTGACGACCACGCGGTCCGGGTGCAGCGGCACCAGCTCGGAGACGCGATCCGGTCCCACCCAGTTGATGTAGGCGTAAGCGTTGCCGCGCAGGCACAGGTGCGCCTGCATCAGCTCGCGGAACTCCATCGCGGTCATCCACGGGTTCGGCGTGTCGTGCAGCACCCGGTAGAGCGGGTGGGTGTCCGCGCGCTCCTTGCCGGTCGCCGTGCGCCGGTAGATGTGCAGCGGCAGCGACCCAACCGTCTCGGAGATGATCCGCACGCACGAGTAGACCGCGGCGACCCGCATCGCGGTGTAGTCGTTGACCGTCGCCCCGCTGCCGGACTGCATGCCGTCAAGGCGCTGCAGCAGCATGTCGAGCGTGGTCGCGCTTTTTCGGCGCGTGAATCGGTCGAGTAATCCCACTTTCACCTCTAGAGGGTCACGATGCCGCGCGACTCGTAGACGCTCGGCTCGGTCGCCATCAGGCTGGCGCGCGCGAATGCCATCAGCAGGCACACCATGCCGTCGATCTTGTCGGCGGATCGTTTCTTGTCTGGCGCCATGTTCATGTTCGCATCGCGCCGCGGCACCAGGTTCGCGGCGTTCCAGGTCAGCACCGGGTCGCCCCCGTGCCGCAGCTTGCCGGCGATGTATGCGCGCTCGAGCGCCTGCATGCCGGGCTGGTAGGAGCGCGCCCCCTGGATGAATTGCACCAGCGGGATCGACTCCGCGGCCAGGCGGTTCGTAAGGTCCGAGGCGTTCCAGTTGTCGTAGGCGACCTCGAGCGGCCGGAACCGCGCGCAGTCCGCCAGAATGTCGCGCTCGACTACCGAGTAGTCGGTCACGTCGCCATCCGTCTGCGTGATGTGACCGCTCGCCACCCAGTTCCGATACGGGACCGACCCGCGCTCGGTGCGTTGATGCACCGCCGCCTCCGGCACCCAGTAGCGGCCCCAGGTGTAGTAGGTGCCCTCGACTTCCCACAGCAGGCGCCACGCACTCAGGTCGCGCGTGCTGGCAAGGTCAAGCGCCGCCCAGCAGCGAGCGCCCTCGAGCTTGTCGAGGTCCACCTCGCCGCCGCACTTCTTCCAGCGCCGCAGGTCCACCCAGGCATCCGCCGACGCCGACGGTCGGTTCAGGCGCTTGATGCGGAACTCGGCCAGCGCGCCGGGCTGCGCTTTTGCTTCCTTCGCGTAGTCCCGCAGCTTCTCCAGGCTGACCGAGACCCCGAGCAGCGGGTTAGCCTTGACCCACTTGCTCTCGTCAAAGTCGTCGTCGCCGTCGTCGAGCGCGTAATAAACGGCCAGAAAATGGTCCGCCTCGACGATCCCCTCGAGCACCTGCCAGGCGAACTTGCGCACCTCCGGCCACGGACCGGGCGACTCGTAGCCCTCGGTCGTGGTGTACAGGAACAACGGCGACTTGCGAGCGCCGGCGGCGGACCGCAGCACGTCGAACAGGTCGCGCGTCTTGTGCGCGTGCAGCTCGTCGAAGCACAGCGCCGACGGGTTCAGCCCGTCCTGCGTGCTGGCCTTGGCATTGATCGGGCGGAACGTGCCGCCCACGTCGTAGCGGGCGATCGCATTCGCGAACGGCTCCAGGCTGAACGATTCCCGCAGCCCGGACAATTTCTCGACCATCCGCTTCGCGACGCCCCAGACGATCCGCGCCTGGTCGCCGGTCGTGGCGGCACTCAGCACCTGCGGCCCGACTTCGGGCTCGGTGCAAAACACATACAGCAGCACGCCGGCGGCCAGCGCGCTTTTCGCATTTTTTCGGGCTACGGCAAAAAGCGCCGTCGTGAACCGCCGCGACCCGTCGGCGTTGCGGAACCCGAACAGGTTCGCGATGAAGAACACCTGCGCCGGCTCTAGGCGGATCGTCGGGGTCTCCCACACACCCTCGACGTGCGGCAGCAGCTCGAGGAACGCGCAGGCTTTGTTCGCCTGCGTCGGCGACCACAGAAACGGCGGCCGCTTGCCCTGCGCCCGCTTCAGGTCGCCTATGAACCGCTTTGCGGCGAGGCGGACCCACTTGCCGTAACTGGCGCCCTTCTTGTCTGCGATCGCCTCCTCGGCGTATGCGATCGCGATCGAGACGTAATCGTCAGGCGTGCGTGTCCCCCCGTTCGCCGAACTGGTCGAACGGGTTGCCGCCTTTGCTTTCGCCACTGGTTCCCAGCTTCGTGCGCGCCTGCAGGGTCATGCCCATTTGGACAGCCCACTGGCGGAACGAGTCGTCTAGCTTTTTGAAATCCGGCGACGCCGGGTGTGTGGTCTTCAGCGCAGCCCAGAGGCGCGCCATCTGCGCGACACCGAGTCGTTCGGTCGCGGTGAGCGCCACCCTCGGCAGCGACTCGACCACTTCCCGCCAGGCTGCGATCTCAGGGCCCGTGAGGTGCTCCGGGGGCTCTGCGGACCACGGGCCTGCCCCTGGTGCGTCCTCGCGCTTGCGCTCAGGGTGGGCGCGGAACGAGCCGCGCAGCTCCAGCACTTTCGCCGGCGTGCGGGGTCGAGCCATGACAGAAACTCCAGGTCAACTTTGGGTTAGGGAAATGCAAAAAAACGAC